CAAACAAGGAATCAAAACGCTTTATTACATGAGAACCGAATCTGTTCTTCGAGGTGATATTGCCGCTAAAGCACTCGATGAAAATTGTTTATCTTGCGATGGATAGACTTAAATTATTAACAATATTAAGGGATTCATTTATATGGATCCCTTTTTTCATATAATTAAATATGGCGATACTACATCACTTAAGAAAACCAAAGGCTAAATGCGACATTATCTTCGAAGAAGATTTAGCTATGGATGAAGATGGTTGGTTTATTACAGTCAAACATGTACAAAAGAACAACGGCAAAATTACCAGAGAATCTTGCATAATTCTAAAAAACGTAAGCTCTTGGTTAGATCCTTACTTACGTGAAGGATATGTAGATCTTACTACCGAAACAAATCAATCATAAAATAATAAACAAAATCAATAAAATGAAAATTAAAATCAAGAAGATTTCCGTAGCAAATCTATCAATGTTAGTAAGAAAAATGTTGCTAATGGATAATTCAATCTATTTGAATTTCGATAGCGAAAGAATTTGGTCAGATGTTTATACTCCAACTAAGGATGTTGTAAAATCTAATCATTTACCTATTAATGACGTATTCGAATTCGAATCACCAGTATCTCAACCAATCAAATTATCTTTTTATTCAGGTGCCAAACTACTTGAATGTTTGAAATATTTCGATGCCCATCATTTATCCGCTGAAGTATCTTGTTTTGAAGATCTAGAAGATAAATTAACTTATGCCGATAAAATAATCTTACAAGATCAAAAACTTAAAATTGAAATTGCTTGCCAAGATATATCATTAGGGTTTACTTCAATGACTCCAGATCAAACTGTTCGAGCATTCGATCTTGGTTCTGAAGAATATCAATTCACTCTAGCTGCCGAAGACTTTAATAAAATCGTATCTCTTCAAACATTCGATAAAAGCGAATTGTTATCTATTTACTCCGATGAAAATGGTGTTCATGTAAAAACTGATGGTTTTGATATTATTGTAGATGATCGAGTAAAAATCAAAACAACTCCTAAAAATATCTTCAAATCATTCTTATCTAGAATTGATAAAGAAACATATCGTATTCACGTTTGTTCTAATAAATTAATTCTTGATTCAACCGAAACAAACACAAAATTAGCTTTAAACCTAGCAATAACAGAATAAACATATGTACAACTTATACAGCAAATACATTCATTACAACGAATACACACAAAAATGGTACGTATTCGAGCGTTCAGAAGCTACTCATTATCTAAATGATTCTGCTAAGCTTAAAACATTAAAAGAATATAAATCAATCGAGGATCTATTAAAGGACCATAAAAAAGAAACAAATGATTAATTTCAATCCAGAAAAAATTGCAATAGAAGATATCCCAGCATTACTCGAATCGCTAACAGGTCAAGATCGAGAAGATGCTATTACCGCCCTTAAAGCCGAACAACTTCGATGCAGTACTCAGGAACAAGGAATTAAGCTAATCATTAACTCAATTTACGGAGCCTTCGCGAATGAGTATTTTCACTTCTACAATATTTCAGTTGCAGAAACGGTAACTCTTCAAGGACAAGATGCTATCAAATTTACTGAACGTATGGTTGATAAGTATTTCAAAGAATTCTTTCATCGCGATAAACCTTTACTCGAAGCATTATGTGTTGTTGAAGGTCAAGAAGTTCCTAGAATTAAAGGAAACGTTTGGAAATATACAGATACCGATTCAGGTTATCTAATATTTGAAGAATGTATGGAAGCGGTTCAATGGAAAGGAACCGTAAAAGATTTTGTACTCACTCTTAATTCTTTTAGGTTATCTAATTACATTAAGAAAGTTCTTAATGATTATGCCGAAACATTCCATACCGAAAATTATCTAGATTTCGAATTAGAAACTATTGCCGAAAATGCCATTTGGGTTGCTAAAAAGAAATACATCCAAAATATCATTTGGAAAGATGGTAAAGATTACGACAATCTTTCATATATCAAAACAACCGGTCTAGAAATTATCCAATCTTCTACACCAGTATTTTGTCGAGGTAAACTTATCGATGCCGTAAAATACATGTTCGCAAAAGGTAAAATTACCGAAAAAGATATTGGCGATTTAGTTAAGCTAATCAAAGAAATCAAACGAGAATTTAAACTTTCGAATATCGAAAAAATCTCAATGGGTCGTTCGGTTTCAGATTATCAAAAATTTGTAATCAATGATAATGATAAACTAGAACTTCAAAAAGGTTGTCCTATTCACGTTCGAGCATCTGCATATTACAATTATCTACTTAATCAAAATCCAAAACTTAAAGGTAAATATGAAATGATTCGATCTGGTGATAAACTTAAATGGTATCATTCAGACGATACATTTTGTGATGTATTCGCTTATAAAGCAGGAATGCATCCCATTGAATTTGCACCTAAGATGAATATTGAACGTCAATTTCAAGCTTCAATTTTGGATCCACTTAATCGAATTATAACACCAACTGGTATTCCGGCTTTGAATCCATCATTGGCATATACAGTAAGCCTTTTCTAACATATAAATTAAAACAAAACAATATAAAATATGAGTAAAGAATTTTCAATTGGTGAGCTACAGAAAGAGCTTAGAAAAATAAATCCTTTTGGTGATGTTATCAGCAAATCGGATTTTTCAAAAATTACAGAATGGATTGATACTGGAAACTATCACTTAAATGCAGTTTTTAGTGGAGACCTTTTTGGTGGTATTCCTAATAACCGAACAATATGTTTAGCTGGTGATTCAGGTACTGGTAAAACGTTTTTGCTTCTTAATATGGTTGCAAAAGCTCAGGAAATGGGTTATTACGTGGTGTATTATGATACTGAAGGTGCAGTCGATGTAGATAACATTCAAGCATTCGGTGTTGATCCTGAAAAATTCGATCATCAACCAGTTTCAGATATCGCTAAATTCCGTACTTCAATTACCACATTATGTAAGAAGCTAATGGAAGCTAAAGAGAAAGGGTTTAAAACTCCTAAAATCTTTATTGCACTCGATTCATTAGGTATGCTTGCAACTCAAAAAGAAATTGATGATGCAATCAGTGGAAATACCGCTGCCGATATGACTCGTGCAAAATCAATTCGTTCTTTATTCCGTATTATTACTTCTGACTTAACTGGTCTTGGAATTCCTTTCGTATTTACAAACCACACATATGCTTCTACTGGAATGTTCCCTACCGTGAACTTATCTGGAGGTGGTGGTTTAATCTACTCAGCTTCTGTTATCTTGGCTTTATCTAAAGCACAAATTAAAGAAGGAACCGTACAAACTGGAATTATCGTTACTGTAAAAACTCTTAAAAATCGTTTCGGTAAACCTATTCCTATTAAGTTCCATATCCGTTGGGATAAAGGAATGAATCCTTACATCGGAATGGAAGAATATATGAATTGGGAAAATTGTGGTATTCAAAAAGGTAACTTAATTACCGACAAAGAATACGAGAAAATGAACGATAAAGATAAATCAACAGTACATACATTTGATTATCAAGGTGAAACTAAATACTTCGTTCCTCGAGAAACTGCTCGTAATTATATCGTTAAGCATTTAGGAAAAGGTATTCCGGCTAACGAATTATTTACTCCCGAAGTTTGGACTCAAGAAGTACTTCAGTTAATTAATGAAAAATGTATTAAGCCTAAATTCAGTTATGGAATTGATTCTGCTGAAGGTGAAGTTGAACAAATTTTCTTAAACGCTGAAGATAGTAACGATGCTGAATAAGGAACAAATAAAAATCAAACATATTCTTGGTTCATTTCGAGATGAGTTAGATTTTCCTACGTATGAAGACTTCCTCTATCTAGTACAAAATTGGTACTGGGTAGAAGGCGGTCATAACTTCATTCATACCTATCGAGGTCTTGAAGAAACCGGAAATGTAATCTTTCCGGATTCGGTGTTAAAGGAGAAATTGAATGGAAATGCCGAGCAATATGCGGATCTAATAGAAACTCTTCTAAAAGATAACAAAATCAAAATAAACAAAGATACAAAATTCACAACTTACTATGAAGTTCTATAACAACATATAAAAATAAAATCTATGATTGGATCATCCGAATTTGAAAAGGCGTTTTACCTATATACCCGTAAAAACCCAGAATATTTAGCAAATATCGACGAAGGATTTTATGATAGCGAAGAAATTGCAACTTTGCATAAAATCACAAAAGGTTTTAATCAAAGATTCTCACAAATTCCCACTAAAGATCAGGTTAAATTAATTGCCAGACAAGATCAATTTAAAGACCGTGTTACGGAATCTATTATCGATCTAGTATTCGATGAACCAGTTGATACATATGATCCTGATTGGTTAAGAGAAACAAGTGAAGCTTGGATTTTATGGAAATCTCTCGATAAATCTTTGATTGATACAATCGAATATGTAAAGACAGTAAAGGTAAACCCAGATAACGTAAAGGACGTAATTCAAAAAGTAAAATCTCTTATTAACGAACGAAACTCTATTTCGTTTGATAAGGACTTAGGTAAAGACTTCTTCACTGCAGAAAATCACATTCCAACTGCCAATTCAAAAATTACAACATGTCATAATTTCGTTGATAATTTCAGTGGCGGTTATCGAACAAAATCTTTAATTGTATATGCCGGTGAACAAAATGTCGGTAAATCAATTTGGTTAGCTAATGATGCAGTAAATTATGTTCGTGCCGGTTTCGATGTTGCGGTGATTACTGCCGAAATGGCAGATATCGACTTTATCCATCGTATTGGTTCAAATCTTCTAAATGTTAAAGTAAGTGAATATGAACGTAAATCAAAAGAATCCGGTTTCATTCAAAGTCGTTTATCATCTTTATCAAATGGGGTAATTCCTACAGGAAATCTATTCGTTAAAGAATATCCAACTTCTCAAGTAACTGTTCCTGAAATTGAAACATATCTAAGAGAACTAGAATTAACAAAAGGTGTAAAACTCAAAGTAATCATAATTGACTATATTAATATCCTAGCAAATTATCGAAATCCAAACACGGAAAATACCTATATGAAGATTAAGCAAATTGCCGAAGATCTTCGTGCTATGGCTGTTCGAAATGATTGGGTTGTAATAACTGCTACTCAAATTAATCGAAGTGGTTATGATTCAACTGAATTAAGCCTAGGAAATATCGCTGAATCTGCCGGTCTATCACATACTGCCGATATGATTTATGGTATTATCCAAGATACTTCAATGCATATGAATAACGAATATTGGTTGAAGATCTTAAAAATAAGAAACGGTTCCGGTAAAAACAGCCGAACCATGTATCGCATAAATTATGAATATATGAGATTAACAGAAAGCGATACAACAATAACAGCAAGTATATAAAATGAATACTCCAGAAAATGATCTTCCTGAAGAAGAACTAATAAAAAGAGACAAGATATTCGATAACGAATATGACCAAATTGAACTAGAAAGTTCAAATAAAAGTTTTTCAATCGATGAATCTTACAAAGAACCATCTATCGAAGATTCTATCGATGTCGATCTTGTAAAAGAAAGAATATATGAAGAAATTGCTAAAGTTGAAAAATATCAAGCATATCTTCAACCACTCAATGGAGAATTTAAGAAAATTGGTAAAGCTGAAATTAATGAAATTTACAGTCATTTGATTAAAGCAATCGGACCAGGACCTAGAATTGAAATTTATTCATGTATGTCTGAAATCTATGAAATATCACCTGACAAATTTTACGAATCTCTATCAAATAAATTTAAAACGGAATTAGTTCACGATCTTAAATCAAGAGGATATTTACAAAACATTAAAGCACTATTCTAATGAAGATAAACGCCAATAAAGCCATCATTATATCAGATACACACTTAGGAGCAAGATCTAATTCGGCTGAATGGTTAACCACTATGACTGATTGGTTTCGTGAAGATTTTATACCAAGGGCAAAAGAGCTATATGAACCAGGAACTGTTCTAATACATACCGGTGACGTATTTGATAATCGTCAATCTATTAATCTAATGGTTCTTCATGAAGGAATGTCTTTATTCGAAGAACTTAGTCAGATATTTGATGCAATATACATTATAGCCGGTAATCATGATGTTATGAAGAAAACGTCTAATGACATATCTTCATTAGATTGTTTAAAGTACATTCCTAAAGTTCACATCATCAAAGAACCTACATTAGCTGATATTAATGGAACCAAAGCATTATTTATGCCTTGGAGAACAGATGTTAATGAAGAAAAATCTTGTATTGCCAATTTTGGTAAAGAAGATCCTAAAGTACTTTTCTGTCATACCAACATCTACTCTCTTAAATTCGACAATTCGAGAGATGTGGAAGAAGGTTTACAAGCGGATGATCTAAAAACCTACGAAAAAGTTTATTCTGGACACATACATTGGGGACAGAAAAGAGGTAATGTTACTATGGTCGGAAATCCCTACCAAATGACCCGTTCCGATGCGGGAAATCCAAAAGGGTTTTACGAATTTAACTTTAAGACATTCGAAGAAACATTCCACGAAAACACTTATTCACCTCGGTTCGTTAGAGTTCATCTTAATCGTTATTTAGAAAATACATTAGGTGATATACTAGATGAATGTAAGAATAACCGAGTTGATCTCTATGTACCGTCGCATTATATTCTTAAATACCAAGTTAACCCAATCATAGACGCCATCGCAGAAGTGTCTAGGAAGCTAGAGGTATTCCCTTTTGAAGAAGATCAGAATATAGAGATTGAAGGTTCTGAACTAGAAACTCTTTCTATATTTGAAATGTGTCAAAAATATATTACTCAAATGCGTAGTGTAGATGATTCAGTAAAGAAACGAATCGAATCAAAAATATCTAAGCTATACAACCAAACCATCAAAGAAATTTAATATGAGAATTCAAACAGTAGAGTGGAAGAATTTCAATAGTTATGGAAATCAAATCCAAAAAATAGAATTTGAAAAAGATTCAGGTGATCTGTATCTTCTTTTAGGATCTAATGGACATGGAAAATCCACAATATCTGAAGTAATAACATTTGCCCTTTATGGAAGAATTGAAAGAAAGAACAAATCCGATCTTCCTAATAGAATCAATAAGAATCTTTGGTGTCGAATAGTTATTCGTTCAAAAAACAAAATTGTTGAAATTACCAGAGGAGTATCACCAAATCTATTTGAAGTAAAAATTGATACGGTTACTTATGATACTGCCGGTAATGCAAATGTTCAAGATTATCTAGAAACCGAAATCTTCGATATTCCATATCAGGTATTTAAGAATATTATTGTTCTATCCATTAATGACTTTAGGTCTTTCTTAACCATGTCAACCGGTGATAAACGTAATATTGTCGATCGTCTATTTGGATTCACTATAATCAATCAAATGCGCGATCAGATTAGATCCGAAAGAAAAGATCTTCGAGACCGAATCAAAACTCTCGGTGATGAGCTAAATATTATTCAAGAATCAATCGAATCAGTTAATCAAAAAATATCTACCCTCGAATCATCTAAAAAAGAAGATCGCCTTCGATTAATTGAAGAGTACAAAGGAAAGATCAAAGATATGATCGAACAAAAACGTAAGATCTCTGATTCATTATCATTAGTAAAAACTAAAGAAACTGAATTCAACGAAGCTATTCGATCAAAAGGAACTGAAAAAGAACAAGTATCTTTTGAACTTCGTAATGCCGTTAATTCTTTGAAGCTATACAATAATGCAAAATGCCCTACATGTAATGCCGACCTAAACACAGAAGATCATCAACATCTTAAATCTCATTTAGAAGAAATAGTAAGAACCAAGCAAGAAGAGTATACTGATATTCAAGAAGAATATACCGATCTATCGAGCAAAATGAGTTCTTTGTCCAGTAAGATCAAAGATATGGATTCATCTTGTATCAAAATCAATCTACTTATCGGTCAATACAAAAATGAAGCCGAAAGAATTGCTAAAGAAACCAAAGAAGAGGATATGGATTATCTTAATGAAATCCTATCAGAAAACGAAGGTAAATTACTAGAAAGAAAATCGTCTTTATCTAGCAATTCTACCGAAGATACTTTCTTAGATATCGTTGAAGGTGTTCTTGGTGATGATGGTGTTAAGAATCTAGCGATGAAAACTATTCTACCTACAATTAATCAATCTATTCAGAATATGTCAAAGCAAATGCACTTGCCATATATGATTAAATTCGATGAAAAATTCGATTGTTCTATACAATCTTTAGGTGAAGAAATTAATGCTCGTAGTATGTCGACTGGTGAACGTAAAAAAGCAGATTTTGTAATTATCATATCTCTTCTTCGTCTACTTAAGATTCGTTATCCGTCATTAAACCTATTATTCTTAGATGAAATCTTCTCATCGGTAGATTCTGGTGGTATATATGAAATTCTTAAAATCCTAAAAGATGTATCGGTTGAAAATTCACTTAATACATGGGTAGTTAACCATACCGAACTTCCTATTGAGTTATTCGATAAAAGAGTTGAAGCGGTTAAAGAATCCGGTTTCTCTAAATTGCATATAGAGAATATCTCGTAATTTCACGAGAATATATAAAATAAAAGATCTTAATTGTCTTACTACGACCTCCATTTTAACAAAGACGACGTTTATTTCAGAAACGTCATGGTTGGGCTACTAGCAACCCTTTATGATTCTATCCAATGGTATAATCAGACCGGAAGGGGTGTTAACGATAAAAGAGAAATTAGAGTTCCTTTTTATTTTAGTACAACGGGTACTGAACGTTATCTACAAGATAATTTCTTAAATAATATAGATTTCGATCCTCAATTACTTGAGGCAGAAGCCTTCTATAACAAGATTCCTAGAGGAATTTGTGACTTTTCAGGGATATCAATTGAAACCTCGGCCATTGTCAATAAGTATGTTCGTATGAATAGACTTAAACAAGAAACCGATGGAACTTTGAACACTTATAGCTACGAAACCTATATGGTTCCGATGATTATGAACGTTGATTGTACGGTATACCTAGATTCTATCCTAGATCAATTCAAATGTTCAGAAGCTATTATCAAAACATTCTACAAGAATAAGGTTTATCAAGTAGATATTGGTTATACTAGAATCCCTTGCTTAATCATGTTTCCTGATGAAATAACAAATGAAAGAACTGTAGAATTCTCTTTTACCGACAAGAAAGAATTTAAAGTAACATTCTCTCTACAAATAAAGAGTCATTTACCAATCTTCCGCCCAGAAACAGAAATCTTTGCTGGTTCTACTATGCAGAAATTCGCACAATCTACTATAGTTCCTCCATTTACTTTAGGTCCTACTGGTATAGTTGGAAATACCGGAGTTGAGGCTGGATTTGGATCGACCAGTGCTAATGGTTCACCTACCGTAACCGGAGGTGGAACTGGCCAATTAACAACCGATCATAATGCAAATGCAACTAGACTTATTGTTACTGAAAATGCAATTCCTTCGGAAGATCCTGTACCTTGGCCAAAACCAACTGATTCCCAAGGATCATTTAATACATAAAAACAAAGATATATAATAAAATCAAGAAGTGACATGAGTATCAAATCTTACGATGAATTTGTAAACGAACATTTAATAGGAGCTTACTCTTATTATGGTCAAGGGTCCTTATACCCTATTGTAAAAAAATTAGCGGAAGAGGGTAAAACACCTCAACAAGTTTATACCTATCTTACAACTTTAGGTATTGACGAAGAACGTAAACAACGTGTTCTTGGTCAAGTATTTGAAAGAATAAACGAAGGTTTATTTGAAGATGATGATATACTTACGGCTAGTACAAAAGATCTTACCAAAGGCGTTCCGCCATCAAAAGCTAAACCAGACGAAGACGTTAAAGCGGCTTTAGATAAGTTGAAGACTGGCGATGACGAAGACATGGAAGATAAAGAAGACGATGATGAAACTAAAACTGATGATGATTCAGATTCAGCTAAAGTTGCAGCATTACAATCTGCTCTTAAAGATGCAGAAAAACTAGAAAAAATCAAGAAAATCCTTGCAGAATCTATGGAAATGGAAATCGAAGGAATTGAAGACGAAGTACTAGTTGATGTATTAGATTATCATTTAGATGAAAAACTTGATCCTAAAGTTAGAGCTGCTTTAAAAGATACTGACTTCGTATTTCAAGATAAAAGATCATGGCCTATTCATGATGAAAAACACGCTAAAACTGCATTAGTTTGGGCAACTTGGCCACAATATAAAGACCTTAAAAAAGATATTGTTAAAGCCGTTCTTAAAAAATATCCTAACCTTAAAGGTGTAGGTGCTGCAAAGTAAAATCATTTAAACAAAAAAACATATAAACATGTCAAAATTACAAACCGCTTTCGAATCTGCTTCTTTGAAAGAGAGAGTTTCAACTCTACTTGAGAGCATTGATAGAAATAACACATCAAAATTTATTGCAGAGCGTATTCTTTCTAGATTTGCTACTGTAGAAGTTTCTGAAGGATCTTCAACTGCATCTGATGCTTATACTTATTTAATGGGTAAAGGTGTTGATCAGGCTAAAGCTAAAGGAGTTGCTAGTGCCTCTATCAATGAATCAACTTCAAGAGTTGCTAATCCTTACTTAATCGAAAAAGTAAACATTATGAGAACTGCAATCAAAGAATTGTCAGCTTACTCATGGATGCCAGTTATTAACGATTACATCAAAGAATGTAATAACATACTAACTGAAAATGAATTTGCTATCTTAGTTGAATCCGTTATTTTCGATCTAGAAAACCACAGAGAATCTAAATTCTACTCAAAAGCAATCTCTAAACTTCGTGAATGTTCAAATGCTGAAAATCCAGTATTTGCAGTATCTGAAGATCTTGATTCAGAAAAATGGATTCCTCTAGTTAAACAATTAGTAGAATATGCTGAAAAATCTAAAGGATCTATCGGTGGAAGTGATAATAACTACAAAGTAAGCAAAGTTTACTCTCCGGTTATTGTTAACGAAGAAGAAAACACTTACACATTCTATTCAAATGGAAAAATGTTAACTCTTAATGGTGAAGAAATCACTGAATCGGAAGTTACACCAGATGAAAAATTCAAAAGCCTACTTAACTTAATGGAATCATCTACTATCGTTAAAAACGGTATGAGATTCTACCCTAAAGCTGGATCTATATTAGACGTTACTTTCGAAGCAGAAGGAACTAAAATCACAGTTGATGGTAAATTAGTTGAGGCTGCTAACTTAGAAACTCACTTACTTAAAACCGGTCTTTTCAAATTCAACGAAATCGAAAAAGTTAATGTTATTAACCGTGCAATCGCTGAAGGTGCAAATATCAAAGAAATGGATTTCGCTTACAGAGTTGAATCTAAAAAATTCAAAGGTGTTTCTACTACGGTATTCACTATTGCTGAAAATATCTTCATTCAAAAGGTTAATCCTGCAATGAAAGTTAATGAATTCGTTAAAGCTGAAAGCGCTGAAGCTGCAGTTTCTATCGTTAAAGAATTTATGAACTATGATATCACTAATTCTTTAACTAAATTGATCGAGGCTGAAGAAGTTGAGAAAGCTAAAATAGCTGAAGAAAATTCTAAAATTGAAAGAAAAATTCAATTCTTACAAGAGAAATTAGAAGAACTAAATAGAATTGATAAATTATCAATTTACGATGTTGAGCATATAAATAAAGCGAAAGCTATCGTAGAGAGCGAAATTGCTACTCAAACCGAAGAGCTTACAAAAAAAAACTCTTAACCGAAACGAGTGACAATTATGTTGTTGCTACTCTAGCTGAACCATTTAATGGATTGGTTAAAGGTGATTCAGTAAAGATGGATGCTTTAGAATTTACCAAAAAGGGTGATGATGATATGATCGATATTATCTTGCCTGATGGAAGTAAATCTCAAGCGAAAAAAAGAATACTGTTCGCTAAAATTTAAGACATGGCAATATACGTAAAACCAAAAGAACTATACGAAGAAATTTGTATTTCACTAGAGCAAAAGAAATTGACGCCAAAGGCTGAAAAGATGCTCATATTAATAGCTGAAAGAGCTAATCAAAAGCTAAGATATGAAAATCCAATGGACCGAGAGGATTGCATTGCTTTTGCTCTTTTGGATTTGTTCAAATACTGGGATCGATTCAAACCAGAGAAAACCACAAATGCATTTGCATTTTATACACAAATTGCAAAAAATGCATATGCTAAAGGATGGAATAAACTACATCCTGGTAAATACAAAGGAACATTATCGCTTGATGGCGGTATGGATCGTGAAGGTATTTACTCAATATAAACTAACAGGATGTACGCAATTAAAACATATTCTGAATTCATAAACGAAGGTAAGTCTTCAAACTTCAATAGAACTTATACTATGGGTTCTACCTGGTGGGCTTTATGGAAAAAAGAAAACAAAGAAGATTTTGATATAAAGCAAGATGCTTTTACCAAAACTTTTGAGGTTTATACGAAAGATAAAGAACCCAAATTAAAATTTGTTTTTGATTACGGACGAAATGTAGTTTTTACCAACGATTCTCCTAAAATGTTTGAATTGGGAAGAATTAAACCTGCTGCTAAAGCAAGTGCAGAAGAGACCGATGCAGAAACTGGTAAAAAAGAAGTAATTCCTGGAGCTGAAACCCCTAAAGAGGCAGAAGCCGAAGGGGAATTAACTACTGATAAAACCGAAGAAGAAGAATAAATAATAAAATACTACAATATCAATGAATCATTTACCAACATACTCGGATTTTATTCTAGGTCCTCCAATTGCTTTTGACGGAAACGGATTAAGAGTTGGACAATCAATAGTTGCTGCCGATGGTTATTCCGGTATTATAGTTTCAAGAGAAATGGTTAACGGACAAATTATGTTCAGAGATCATTTAGGTGTACATCATTTAGTTGAGGCTTGTGATGTTGTTATCGATGAAGCTATTAATGAAGACCTTCAATGGTGGGAAGTAACCAAAGGGATACTTGCTGCTGATGCAATTAAAAGCGGAATGGCTATTGCCGGTGGAGGACTTGCAGTTGCTGCATTAATGTTCTCTAATTGGTTTCATAATATCACTTCAAAAATGGCAACTGCTAGAAAAGATGCTAAATTAAAAGCTGCCGCTGAAGCAATTGCAGTTAAATTTAATGAAGATACTGAATTAAATGGAATGATGAAAAAACTTCAACAATTCCCTTATATGAAACCTCTTATGGCTTCGAAAAGAGAAGCTGCTAAGATTGCTGCCAATAACAAAGAAAGATCAAAAGTCTTAAGAGAAATTGCTAAATATGTAAAATCTAAATTAACTCCAGAAGAAACTGAATTCTTTGTTGAAGTTAATAAAATACTTAAATCTCAACCACTAGCTACTAATGATGGAGAGAAAGTAGAAGAAGATTTGCAACAAATGGCTGATGCTGTTTTAGATCCATCTAATTCTAATGCAGAATCTTCTATTAATAAAGATCCAAATAGAACTGTTGGTACCGGAACTTATACTTCCACAACCTCAGATCCAAATCCAACAACTAAAGGTTTATTCAAAACTACTGATTCTGCATCCGGTGGTTGGAGTCCTTTTTTGACTACTTCTAATTAATATTATCGAATAAAGATAAATATAAAAACAAAAATAAAAACAAACTAAACATGAAAAACTTAATGTCTTTTGACGAATATGTCGTTAACGAAGCTGCTAAGAATGATGCTGCTGGTTTCAACCCAGAAAAAGAAACTACTAGCGACGAATTCAACCAAGAATTAACTCCTGGTAAAAAATACAATGTTAAAAAAGGAGAAGAAACTTCTCTTTGCATTTATCAAGGAAACACTGATGGTGTTTATGTATTCAATCCAGAAGCTAAAGAAGAAGGTGTAGTTACTGCTCCATGTGAATACACTGAAGCTGAACTTGATGCTGCTATGAAAGCTGGTGAAATCACTGCTGCTTAATTAAAAACTAAAAAATTCTCTATGAAGAATCTTAAAACATTTGCTGAATTCGTATTAGAATCTCAGGAATTTGATCCTGCTAAAACGACTGATATTGATGTTCTTTTACCTGCTATTAAATCTGCTTCAGAGCTAATGCCTGGTAAAGAATACGTTATCAATCTTGACGGTAAGACTCATGCCAATATGATGTATCAAGGTGTATCTGATGGTAATTACATCTTCAACTCTGAAGATATGAAAACCACATTAAACCTTAATACTGAACAAATCAGTGGTGCCGTTTCAGTTGGAGGAGTTCAACAAGTAAACGAATCTAAATCTTATAAAGGAAGAGAAGTTTTCCCTAATTGGATTAATCCTAGTAGAGATTTTGGTGCTCCAGTTAGTAAGACAAAAGATCTTAAACCTGGTGCTGAATATATCCTTTGGGAACCTGGAATGGACGTTTGGCAAGCTGAATGGATCTATCAAGGTTATACCGGTGGAAAACATATATTCAATGATTCTAATAAAGAAGCAGATCCTATGGTATTCACTCAATCTGAATTAGAAGAATACATTACAAGTGGTGACGTTATAAAGCAAAACTAATAACGTCTAACATGTATGCGCTCAATAAAAGGAAACAAACCAACTAAGAAATCAGGTTTCGTTCAAGGATATTTCCCTATCCTAGAGTGCAAGAAATACTTCGGTAATGGACCAATCATTTACCGATCATCATGGGAAAAGAAATTTTGCTTATATTGTGAAAGGAATCCGGAGATCATACAGTGGTCTTCGGAATCGCTTTCTATTAAATATTTCAATCCTCTCGACGAAAAATATCATACATATTTCCCAGATTTCGTTGTTAGAACAGCAGATGGAAGAACCATCATTGTTGAGGTTAAACCTAAGGCTCAATTAAAGAAGCCTAATCCTCCTAAAAGAAAAACTCCAAAACAAATTGAAAGTTATAAATGGGCATATTCGGCATTTGTTACGAATATGTGTAAGAAGAAGTATGCTGAAGAGTTTGCTAAAAATAGAGGTTGGGAGTATATGTTGGTAACTGAAGATTTTTTCGCAAAAACTATTAATTAATGAAAGCGCTTATAGATGTATTTGAAATGCTCATTGGTCTTATCAGATTACAAGGGAATGAGAATCCAGAGACACCTCAATCAGAAGGTATTGATGATGCGTATCAATGGTTTCTAAATACTCTAAAAGACGTTCGAAATAAGAGAGTATCAGAAACAAACGATAATGCACTTAAGCCCGGAAAGATTTATGTTTTTCGATACGATCCGAAATTTAAGAATGTATTAGATTATTATGACATGAATCCAATCGTTATTGCTTTAGGTCAAGTGATGACAGAAAATGGAAAGTTAGAAGTTGGTTTAAATATTAGTTGGTATCCACCTAAAGCTAGAAAATATATTATTGGAAAGATACGAGAGATGTATAAACCCATATATGAGGCTGCCATTAAAAGATCACCATACAATGGCCAAGAGCAAGCATTCGTTCCTATTGATCTTTATGCACTTAAAGTTGCATTAGATAAAGCTGGACTTTCATGGGCAATACGAACATATATACCAGATCTTATAAAGACAAAAGTTGTTGTTTGTTATGAAGACTGGGAAATCGTTTCTCGAATGGATAAACCGAAAATTATCCCTCAATTTGAAGGTAAAATTTCTTTATTTGATGTATA